GCCGCCAGCAGTCGTTTGCGATGTTCCGTCACTGAATGATATTTTCGATACGCTTACTGTTGATACATTTATTTGACTTGCGGAAATCGTGGAAACAGACAAGACATGAGTTGATGTACTATATGTCAAATAAGGATCTGCGCCAAAAGATCCTCTTTTGTTTATTTGTACTTCTCCGTTAGATCCTGCTGGCGTTGCAATTACGCCACCTACTGCCGCGTGAGATTTTGTTAATAAAAATAATGTCGAATATAAAACAGAAAATAAGAGAAAAGATATTTTTTTAATATCTTTGTTTTCCATTTATTTTCTTTGTTTTTTCTTAACTTCTTTCTTTGGTTCTTCTTCAAAAATAGGTTTGAGCGATTCTATCTCATCAACTCTTTTAAAGAATTCGCAATAATCACGCAACAACTGAGCGCCTTTGATTTCTGAAACGGTGACTGTTTCACCGTTTTTACATGACACTGATTTTCCTGTTTGTGGATCGTGACCGAGATATGACTTCCCCGTAAACATCAACTTCATATTTAAAACCTCCTAGGATTGCTGTTTTTTTAACGAGAAACAGCGAAAACTCGACTGGTTAACCTAGGTTAATGCCAGTGTTAACTACTCGATTAGATGCGATTGCATAAAGAGGTTGGAAATCAACTCTCTCAGTCGTAATTAGTGCGTTCTGGTTATTGTGTGCATACAGCTCCGTTAAAAGCTGAGTTGTTGCGCCAGATCTTTCACCGACAGCAAAACCATTACGATGCACGCAATGTATAACGGTTTTATTTTCTCCGTTTTGATAAACAGCCGATGAATTCAGATCTTGGCGAATGTACTCACTCAAGACAACAGGGCTGCCTAGCAGTTCCCCAATTTGACCTTGTAGGACGGTCGCACGTGGGCCAATCTTGTCCAATGTTTTGAAGGCGTCGATTTTCATTAACGCAATTGCGCCCTTGAAACCGACAATCCAGGCAACATCGGCTGGGTTAGCTCCATAAATGCCCATATCGCCGCGCATGTCGAGGAGAACGTCTTCTGTCAATGTGGCAACGTCGCGCGTGTAGCTTTGGTCATTTGAGTGGGCACGAAGACCAAGCCACAATTTTCGGCGAGCTGTTGAAGATGAAATATCGGTATCTTCATGTGATCCAGCTGTGTCACCGTTCAAGATGGCGTCTTCCCGTCCTTGCGCTAGTGCTAGAACAATCCTGTTCTGAATCAATGGCAAAAGAGGGACAATGCTATCCTCGCTTGCTTCTTTTGACATAAGAACACGTGTAGCGTGTGATTTTGCCGTGAAAGTAACCTTTCCTGAGATATTGCCCGTGTCACCAACTGGAATAGGTGTTTGACCAGTATCAGCGGTGTTTTCAGACATAAGGAATGATTCAACATTCCCGACTTCTGTCGGCAATTCGTACGGATTAGATGGCATCTGAATTGATGGGAACAATGCCGCAACTTTAAGCTGCAAGCGTACCTTTTCAATCAGATTTGGCGACATTTGCGTAGGAACCCACTCATCAACCCCGCCGGACGTTGTTGAGTCAAGGGCTTTTGCAAGATCCATCCCTTTGCTTACGAACATGTGCCGAAAGTTTTTATAAGACTTTAGGCGTTTTGGTTCTACCTTAAGGATGCTTGAAAGTAGGTAGATTTTATCTGCTTCGTTTTGAACTTCTTTTGGAAGAGAAGCAAAAGCATCATTTGGAGTTTCAATTACTTCATTATTACCGAATTCGATTTTACGTTGTGGGGTAAAACCAGGATGATTTTGAATAATTGATTTCAGTGTTTCTTCTACGAGTGACTTAATTCGAACTTCATTATCGCATTGCGCCGATTTAATAGCGTCAACAGCCTCTTTAATAGACTTTGACACTTCTTCGATGGTAGGCATTTTATTACCTTTGAGACTGAACAGCGCAGTTCTTTAGGCTGCGTGGCTTTTTAGGGCTTTTTCAATCTGCAAAATCGTTTTGTTGATAACGGTAGACGCTTGTGGATAAATAGAAGATATAACGCCAGCGAATTCGGACAAGACGGACTTCATCTTTTCCATATCATCATCGCTTATGTCTTCCTTGCGCTCTGTTAGTAAATCATTGAACACAGACACGGCGGTTGTTATCAAACCGCGCTTTTTTTCGTTTAGGTCATTTCCTTTGGCTATTTTTGCGAGGTCAATAACGTGTTTCAATACTGGTTCTAAGTCGTTGTTATCATCTTCAATAGCTATGGGGGCAACCAGGTACTGATCGCCCATTGACTTGGTTGATATGCACTCTATTGAGTTTGGCCCTATTGCCTTTATCGCCAATTCGGCGATATCCCTAGACACAAGGGCTCCTGGATTCGCTGGAACGCTTACCGCTGAGTATTCGTAAAGTTCTGCGTCTGTTATGGCAACTCCTTTTTTTCCGTCTCCCATGTCTTCTAATTGGTAGCCTTTCCGTATAAAACCAACTGAAAAAGCATTTAAAAAACCGCGATCAAATAAAGATAGCACCTGCATTGCGAGGTCACCTTTGCTGTCAAACTCTGTTACAGCGAGAAGGCCGTTATCGTCCTCTATAAGATCTACATTTCTCCCGATGGGTGGAAGCGAGTGATTGTGTGCCCATAAAACAACTGGGTTTTTCATATATTGCGACGTGTCCCATGCTCCTTTGATAAATCTTTCGCTGTCTCTATCCCATCCATAATTTGACACGTAACCTGATATGGTTTTCTTCTCCATGTCTACGCTTTTAGTGAAAATCAATTTCTGTTTCTTATCCATAGTTAATTGGGCTGATTAGCCTCTACCCCCTGGGTGTGATTCAGGCAGTAATAATGATTACCGACCTTTGTTAGTCCAAACCTCTGCGGGCATTGAAAGCAGTGAACAATTCTTTCACGATCCAATATTTTCATCGTTAATTTGATTGATAGTTCAGTGGCCATTTCCAATACATACGCATTAAATAATTCAGGACATTTTTTTAAGACAAAGTTAATCATCCACTGCCCAACTGATATGCAGAGGATCTTTTCCTTCTCTTTAAACCACTCAAGCACAGGATTGAAAATAGAAGACGGATAAAAAAGCAGTCTTTTTATTTCTTTCATTTCCAACCCTTGTGCTTTAGCGGTTTCCATATTAGTCTACGCTCGGTATCGCCCACACTTTCATTGTGTAGAACGTTGCTGGTTGTGTGATTGTTGGAACAAGACGCGCTTTCGTTCCTGGGGCTACATTAATATTTGAATAATAGCTCGTGATCGGAGTCAGCCCGTTTGGAAGTATTGTTTTGATGTTGCTGGCGTCTGTTGTCCAGGTTGTCCCGCCGTCTGGCGAAACCTGAAGCGTGAAAGTAAGTTGACCTGTTCCAGCGGCAGACGTGATACTGACTGCGTAGGAAATCTTATCCAGATCTCCCCCAGCAAGATCAATCGTGCTTGAGTTCGTTTCGTTTGCGTCGTTCATCGACGTAACGTTGATTACACGTTGTACAGCAGAGTGAAGCTTTTTAATTGTTTCCGCTCCCGCTGGCATGATAGAAAACCCGATTATCAGACCAAGCGCGATTCGTGTTGCTATTTTCTTTACGTTTTTCATTTTTTATATTCCTCCTGCCAATTGCTTGGCTTTTAAATAATTACTGACTCTCCGATGACCTTAAAGGAACCGCTGTACATCTGCAATTGATCCTTTCCTCTGGCGGTGCCGATATGTCCCCTGGAAATTTTAATTTCGCTCCATCAGGCGATATGAAATGTCCGTCGATACCTGTTATTTGTCCGTCCATCTTGTAATGGCTTTCTCTCACACGGTCATCACGGCTTGAAAGCCACTCTTGTTCTTTTACGCCTGTTTTCTTCATGGCTTCATGTGTTCCTGCGTTCGCTGCCGTTATTACTTCAGTTCTTGCTATTCGTTCCGCTCTGGTATCGACGGCAAATTTATAGACATCATCTATTCTGTCAACAATCTGTTGGATGCTTTCGCCTTCAGAGAAACCAGATGCAACAGCGTCTTGGATGGCCTCAACAACGTTCTCGGATATTTGCTCAAGTGTGTATTGGTTAGATTCGCGGACTAGCTTAAACACCTGATGCTCAATGTTGGCTATCGCCACTGGGTCGTTGAGGTTGAAATCAAAATTCGGGTCTATCTTTCTTGATGTTTTTATTGCGAAGTCGAAAAAGGTTCCTTTGATGTGCTTCTTAACATATGATTTGAACTGTTCATCTTCGTTGTCCTTGTCGAATATGACGCTTATAACGTCATTGATTGACTTTTTCTCACCATTTAAAAGCATGTCTTTAATCTTTGTAATTAATCCGCTTGATATACCCTTTGAAACTAAAAGCGCATCAGTGTTTTCATTAAGCCTTTTTAATACTCTTAATCTTTGGGACTTAAAGAAACCACGCGTCGATGTTTTGAAAGATTCTTCCCGCGCCCTTATACTGTCATCGTATTTCTTCCACTCGGAGAACCTATCGTTTTCGTCCTTTATTGACTTCTGTACGCTTTTTGGTTGGTCCGCTTGTGCTTGTGTTTGCGGTGCCTCTTCTACTGATTCAAACGGTAGATCCATAGCCTGTATAACTTGATTTATTGGTATCCCGCAATTGACCCAGACTTGAGCCGTGTCTGCTAACAACTTCATATCCGGTTGTAAAGCTTGCACATTTGATAGGTCAGATTGAAAAACAGTTTCTGGCTTTAAAGAAATTTGACGCGCTCTGATTGTCAGCGTTTCTTCTATATTCCTGATCTCTGGTAATAGGGTTAGGCTCCAAAAAGCTTTTAACTGCTGCTCCATGTTTGAATAGTTGGCATATTCCAACAACCCAACAACAGAAGGCGGAACACCAAACGAAGCAAGGATTTCTGTTCTTAGATCCTTTCTAAGGTTTATAAAATCCATGTCCTTGGCATTTTCCGATATGGGTTTGTATTTAAGGCCATTGTCGAGGATCGCTGTTTTACCGTGTTTCTCTGAACCTTGATACATTTGCGTCCACGATTCCTTGATTCTTTTTATTGTGTCAATGTCCAGGGAATCATCTGACTCAAGGACGCCGTCAGGTCTGGCCGCATTCGCAAAGAAAGCTTTATTCCAAACTTGGGCGAAAAGATCAGTTGCGATGGTTGTTTTTGCCGCTGACATAGCACCCAGGCCATATATAAACGAGGCAGGGTTCATATCTCTAAAGTGTATTACTTCGTTATATTCGAGCCTTGTTTTTACGCCTGGTCGAACTTCGTATATGTAATGATCTATTAGTTTTGCTTTTGACCCAACTGGCCTAACACTATCCGGCAACAGAGGCCATATCTCTTTAACGTCTTTGCTTTTGAACCTTTCCAAGTACCAGTAAGCGTTTCCGAATAACTTTAATGCCGATGCTGTATATTCCCTTAAGTTATAGGAGCTCATGTACGGATTCGGGTTTAAAACAGGCTGGTATAATTCGTGTTTCTTGTCTTCTATCCATGACCCGTCTTTGACTTGAACGTAAGGCAATATCGGTATGGAAGCTATATTCTTGGCAATAGCCCTAACGCATACATACACCCAAACGTGTGCAGCGTAAGCATCTGCGAATTGCCTGAACTCGTAGGCGTTGCTGTTGTAATTGTCAAAGACTACAGCATTAGCTTGCTCTTGAAATCGTGCTTCCTTTGTGTTGTTCGGTTTAATTATTTCCATGTTAAATTAAAGTTACGCTCGGTTGATTCCTGTCGTCCAGTGCAAGTAAACACGAATCCCTTAAATCGTCGTGCCTGGGGTTGTTTGTTGTTAATTGATAAATGAGCTGGTCTTTTAGTTTTTGTGTTATTCCTGCGTTAATTAATACCTTGCCGTTCTCAAAATAGTGTGACTTGTTTTCAAGGTTTGAAATCTTGTCAGGCACTTTGTTCACTTCCTTAATAGGCATCCCCGTACGCCTCCTTAGCTCTGCTGCGAAATCCTTGAAACCTGCGATGGCCTCTATTCTTACCTTTGAAACCGGTCTTCCAGATAATCGGCTTCTCTCGTATATGTCCTGCAAAAGCCTTATTCTGCCGTCGAGCGTCAAGTGTTCGTTCCATATGTTATCTATCAGATACTCATAACCCGTACTGTCTCTGTATCTCGTCTTATGCACAAGTGCTATACCCGTGTAGTCGCTTTCGTCGCCGTCTCCTATTGACGGATCACAGTTTATGCTCGTTTCGACTATAAAATAGTCCTTGTCAAAAACCATGCTCTCTGCTTCATAAGTCCTAATCCAAGACCTTTTAACTATCGCCGTGTTTTCTTGTCTTCTTTCGTTCTGCATTTCACGAAAGAAAATAACCGATCCCATTACTTCCCTGTCTCTTTCAAGTGATTCAAAACTGTTTAGCTCAGGCCATAAAACTGACTTGCTCTTGTAATCAGTCACCGCTTTAAACGTCTTTGATTTGACGTTTTCATGCTTTTTTAAAACTTCCATGATGTCCTCGTCGTTTATCGCTGTCCCTTGCACATGGATCGAGCATTTCTTTGATTTCGCACGCGCCGAGTACAGTGAGCCCCAGAACCAGGCGTTTTTCTTTTGTGTGCTATCAAGGTTGTTTATGTCCTTGTCGTCGTACAGGTCATCGACAACGATGTAATCAGGTCTTAAGTTCTTGTAGTTTATTCCACGTATACTTTGCCCAGCACTTATAGCCGTGAAGACAACGCCGTTTTTAAGAACGAATTGTTGATCTGTCCACCTGTCACCTTTTAAGTCACCACATAAATCAAAAAGATTTTGATTGTTTTCTATCTCAAGCTTGATGGCCGTATTTATGGCTAGGCTTTTTGCTTCTGTAGCTTGAACGTTTAGATAGTGGAAGAACTCTTTAGGTTCATAAATGGACTGGTAAAGTGGTATCAAGAAACATTTGATTATCGTTTTTGCGTGGTTTCTTGGTGATTCGGTGTTTGTGAATTCGTTTTTCCGTATATCAACAAAGTAACCGTGCAACTCATCGCAGTATTGCAGGTTAAACTTTTCTGGAAATAGAACCTTTCCCCAGTTGAGTATGTCACCCTTTGCTGCGTACCGTTTCGCCAGTTCAATTCGTGCCTGACGTCTTATTTCAAAGATCTGTTCGTTTGTTAACTTTGTGTCATTCGATGGCATCTTTCGAATTTGCCAACTTCATCAACGTATCATCATCTACCTTGCTCAAATCAAGTCCGGCACTAACGATAGGGCCGCCGTCTCTACCTGTTAATTCATGTCTTTGTTTCAGTGCGAATTCTTCGTGGTATTTACGTTCTAGGTACCATGCTGCGGCCTGCCAGGTTTTTCTAGCTGCCTTTTGAATTATCGATATGTTTCTGTGTTTGCACTTGGTCTCGGCCTTTTTAATTGCTTCAGAAAACTCAGGGTGGGTCTTCATCCAAACCGTGAAGGTTTCATAACTTATACCACTCAAAACAACTGCGTCTGTTCGATTTACGCCATTTTCTAGGTAAGCTGCTATTTCCTTTGTTATGTCCTTCCCGTATTTCATCATTGCTTTTCAACAGTTGTAGAGTCTTTTAATGTTTCAGGTGTTCTGGATGCCAAATTTTGACCAAAAGCAAGAGCGGCTCCGGTGAACATGGCCGCTGAAGACAACCACTCCGAGCCTATACCTGCATGTAGTCCGACAAACATTTTTTGGGCTTCTGTGAGTCCGGTTAGCCAGAATTCCGTGGTTCTCAGAGTTCCTTTTACTTCTTGGCTATCTGCCTTGTCAGCCCCGCGCATGATGTTATAGAGGGCCTGTAAAACTGTAGTGATTATCAACTGAGCTTGTGGAGGAATTACACGTGTTAATGCT